AACCTATCTTGCTATTAAGCAACACTTCACTAATAAGAATTATGACTTCTTTAAGTATAATGGTAAAGTAAAAGCAAGTCCAACCTCATATGAAGTTCGTAAAGACAAATACTTCTTTGAGAAAGCAAGTAAGAAGTTTAAGCATGAAGAATTCATTGACTACATCGTAGCAAACATCACCCGTAATAGCGACTCTTGGATTGGCAACCTAATGCAAGAGAACAATCAAGTAAACTATAAGAAGTGGCAGAAAGTAATTGAGTCAATGTCGTACACATTTAAAGAAGATGTTGGTGTGATTAATGAGTATGAAGAAAACTTCAACAACGTGTTTAAGATGGTTGATAATAAACACCCAATACTATTCAGACTATACTCAAGAGGTAAACTCAGTATAGAAACAATGGTTATACTAGACGATCTGGTAAACTACTCTGAGGGGTGGTATAAATATAGAGATAATATACTAAATGATTTTGTGGATATGATGAGGAAATATAAACCTTTCCTTCATAATAGACTACAAGTGGATAAGAAAAAATATAAAAGAATTGTGCTCGAAAACTTTACTTATGAGTGAGAAGAGAGTATAATAAAGGTGTAGATGATGAAAAGGATAGAGCAATCTATCTGAATGTGAACAAAAATAATACAATAAAATACAATACAATACGGAGATACAAATATGGGCGATTTCGCTAGTCTTAAAAAATCAAGAGGTTCCTCTCTTTCAAAACTAATCCAAGAAACAGAAAAACTACAAACCAAATCAGGTGGTTGGGGTGGAGCAGATGAACGTCTGTGGAAACCAGAAGTAGATAAGTCGGGTAACGGTTATGCTGTTATTCGATTCCTACCAGAGCCATCAGGTGAAGACTTACCATGGGTAAGAATCTTTGACCACGGTTTCCAAGGTCCAGGTGGATGGTATATCGAAAATTCTTTAACATCTATCGGTGAAAAAGATCCACTAGGTGAGTACAACTCAACTCTATGGAACAATGGAACTGATGCTGGTAAGGAACAAGCAAGAAAACAAAAACGTAGATTAAAATACTTTGCTAATATCTATGTGGTTAAAGATCCAGGCAATCCTGCTAATGAGGGTAAAGTATTCTTATATCAATTCGGTAAGAAAATTTGGGATAAGATTAATGAGTCAATGAACCCTGAGTTCGAAGATGAGAGTCCAATCAACCCATTCGATTTTTGGGAAGGTGCTGATTTTAAACTGAAGATTCGTAAGGTTGAAGGATATCGTAACTATGATAAATCTGACTTTGATGCACCTAGTAAGTTGCTTGAAGATGATGAAGCATTAGAGAAAGTATATGATTCTTTATACTCACTCAAAGCATTCTTAGACCCTAAAGAGTTTAAGTCATATGTTGAGTTAGAAACTAAGTTGAATCGTGTACTAGGTCTTAATGGTTTAGCACCTAAGACTACTGCTGAAGATTTTGATAAGGCAGAAGAAGTTGCTGAAGCACCTGCTGCTGAAGTTAAGAAAGAACCTACGTTGAAGACTGAAAGTCCGTTCGTAGGTGATGACGATGAGTCACTATCTTTCTTTGAGAAGTTAGCAAACGAGGACTAAACTAAAATAGTTTAATTTGATTAGGGATCTTCGGATCCCTTTTTTATAGGAGAAATAAAATGGATTTAAAACCATTACACGATAGAGTTATCGTAAAAGTAGAAGAAAAAGAAAGTACAACTGAGTCTGGGTTAATCTTAACTCAAACTGCACAAGACAAATCTAATAGAGGATTGGTAGTTGCTGTTGGACCTGGACTTAGAGATGGTGATAAAATTAGACCACTAACCGTTAAGGAAGGTGACTTCGTTATGTTTGAAAGAGCAGGTGCTTCAGAAATGGAGTCTGACTATATGGTAATGCATGAGTCAAGTATCGTTGCTATTATTGGTTAATTAGGAACTAACGTTCTAAAGTAATCTAAGTCAGCATTGTTCGCAGGGTTGGAGTTTGGGTTGTTTGCTGATCCACCGCCAACGAATGTATTATTATTGAATTGTTGCGAACTATTGGAATTTTGAGTGGCACCAGCATCAATAACAATATTTTGATTTCCAAGTCCATGCCTTCTATTCAATTCCTCAATTGACATCATTTGGACTTCTTGTCCATCAACGTTGGTATAAGTGCTACGATTCCTTGCAATCAAACCTTCCAGCAATTTTCGGTTTGCTTGACATTGTTCCTTTTTGATTTCCGATTGTTTTGCTTCAGATAAGATTTCATCATCACCAAACCCCATGAAGTCCATTAGTCCGTCCCACTTATCCTCGAACCATTTACCGATCTTCTTCATCGTGTTCTTTATCGCATCAAAAATTTGATCGAATATTTTATCCGTATCAATTTTATCTAGTTTCTTAGCAAACTCATCAAAACCAAATAGTCTAGCCACCCATGCAGCTAAACTTAAAGTTAGTTTCAGGGGCAATGTTACCAAAGCACGAACAAACCCATACAGTCCTGCTTTGACTGCCAGCCAAATAGATCCAGTATCTTCATAAACCTTTTTAGCATCTTCAAACCCTTTATAAAGACTATACAACAAAGCACCAATCACCAATGCGATTCCGATAAACGGTGCCAAAACAGCAAGAGCAGGTAGTAATGATGCATACATCCCCTGTATCCCAAGACCAACTGCTATGACAGCACCACTTAGTAATCTAGCATACTTTAATAATTTAGCACCAGCCGCAATTGCGAGTGCTTTTGCAGAATCCATCATGGCAATAGATGTTGCCACAACTGCGTTTCTAAGCCACTTTGCCCAATGAACAAGTTTTGCCCATGCAGATGCAGCGAGTGCTTTTGCAGAATCCATTAGATTGATCCAAGCGATGCCGATTGCAGTGGTGAACAATCCAGCCCAATGTTTTAGTTTTTTCCACATGGTGGCACCACCAATGGTTGTGGCAGTTCCCGAAAGATAGGCTCCAGCAACTTTCACACCTGCCGCAAATGCAACACCTGCTCCCCACAAAAAATTTAACCATCTAAATACTTTAGCACCAATCCAAAATGATGATATTACTAATGCGATTTCGGCGATATTATCGATAAGCAACCCAAGCATCCACTCCAATCCATATTCTGAATCCCAAACGACATCATACAACTCGTCCAATGTTGGTTTTAACTCTTCCCAATTCAATGCTGCTGTTAAAGCAGTTGCTAAGAATCCGATGTTCAATAACCAATTCTTAATCTTATCCCAAACAGTTTCCTTGCTTAACATTTTTGCCACTTTGTCTAATGACTGTTTAATCTTTCTAATAGCAACGAAGAATATCAATTTACCAAAACCACCAAGACCTCTTTGTTCTTCAAGATCTTGTTCAAGTCGACCAGCCATGCTGTGCTCTTTTTTTTCCATTCTGTCTTCATTCTTCTTATCGAATAATAAAGAACTAGCACTGTTCTTAGCAATAGTAACTAAGGATTCTTTCATCATGCCAAACACATCACCAAAACCCATATCATTATCTTCAACTAATCGTTGAGCATTAACTGGTTTCCATTCAGTTAGGTTGTCATAGAACCCCTCTAAAGAATCGTCTATACTTTCCCACTGACCGGTTGTATCTTTTAATAGGTGTTCTTTAAGAACTTTAGAAATATTATCTGTAGACTTTTTAATGGCGAGCATACCAGTTCTGAGACTTTTTTGAAGAAGTTTTCTCCCCTCATCTGCTGACTCCATTTGCTCACCAATTGCGTTTACAATTGGTAGATTTATTTGACTGTTATTTGCTGCCATTCTTCTGTCTCTCTTCTTGTTCTTCTAAAAAGTTCTTTAAAAATATAATGTATATTTCCCTTTCAAAAGGAATCATATTATCAAGTTCGGACAACGAGTATTTATGGTGTTGCATTAATGCGAAATTTAACTGGTAGTGATTCGCTAACGAATCATGCATTAATGCTACATAAAAAAACTTTGTAATCCTTCAAGTTTAATAGAATCCTTCTTACCACATTCTTCACATGTCCATTCAACTTCATGAGAAAGTTTTGGAAGATTGTTAAAGAATTCAGTCATCTTCATAAATTGAGATTGGTTAAGTCCATCTACCCAGTCTTTAATTTCTTTCTTAGTAAATTCGTTGTAAACATTATTATCATCAAAAACATATTCAACACAATTATTTATTACATCAAACATTGATTCTGGTGATTTTTCGTCAATTAAATTAACATCATCAACCCCAGGATATCTAAGGAAAACACCGATATCATCAGTAATCATTATTTTATTCTCAACTTCCTTATCAGTAACTTTAATATCATCAATGTTAATTTCAATTTCAGTAGAATGTTTACATTCCGATTCTTCATCTGGATGACCAATCTTAAGTTTGATCACTTCACCAACAGACTTTCCTCTAAGTTTCATGAATAGATATTCAATATCAAAGGTTGCTAGTTTCTTAACATTAATATCAGTGAGCACACATGCCTTGATAATATTTTGTGTTGCTTTAGATATTTCTTTCTGAGAACCACCTTCTAGTGCCATCAAAAGAACCTTTTCTTCTTTTACCAAAAATGGGCGATATTCTATTTCTTGTCCAGTTGATGGTATTGTTGTACTAAATTGTGGTGCTGCTATACTTGGTAGGTTCATTATATTCTCCGTTCATTATTATTATTTTAAATTAGCATTGTTCACAGTTCCGTGAACTTGTTGTGTTAGGTTGGGATGTTCTTTCTTCCATTGCCTCGCTCTGGCTCTGGAATCATCTTCCATTGACATCATAGTTTTATAATAGTCGGTATTATCGGTTTTATAATAGTCGGTATTATCGGAAGGTGTGGGGTTATATGTATCTGATTCTTTCACATAATTCGGGTTTCCGGATATTCTATTGTTGGAATCCGGATCTTCTTTGTATCCGTGAGATACTACACCATCATCATATTGTACATTTGATCCAGAACCCATAGACAATAGGTTATTAAAATCTAAATTTGCCAACGTTCCTATTCCAGACATACTTGATATGTTTCCTATCCCAGGAAGTCTTAATGCTCCTGCTAATCCATCTTTACCTAAATTGAACGAGAATCCCATTCCCAACCCAGATTGATTACTGTTATCGTGAGTAATATATCTATAATTCCTATAAGCGAATGTCACTGTTAATTTTGCAGGATCAGAACTTCCCCATGCCATAGAAACATCACCCATCAAAATTGGATATGCTTCTTGCAGAATGTGAATAGTTCTTAACCCACCATCAGCACCGAATTGCCTAATAGTAACGGTGCTGGCATAATCGTCAAAATATTTTACATTATAGTTTGACGACCCATCCATTTTGTGGTGTTTGTAGTCATAAGCACCTGTGCCAACCATTTGATTTTGCCATTTCTCAAAAAATTCCTTCTCTCTTAGATCTTCACTTAATATGAATGAGATTGTTGAGTCACCATACACTTGACCATAAGGCACTTTATTAATCGGTCCATAATTTGAAAACTTATGTTCCGTTGTCATTATCGTTCTTCCTGGAAGGTTTGCTGTATCAGCACGATATGACATTCCTCTAGAGTTCTTATCTGTGTTAGTTATCCAAACTTCAAAATGACTAGAAGAAGCCACTCCAGAAGTATTCAAAGACGATACCATATTTTGTATGTTAAAACCAGTTGCCATTAGAATTTTTTCCTGCTGTCTGAATAAACTTTCTGTGTTGTAGCATGTTTGAATCTGCTAGTTGGTAAGAATAAAGCAATATCCCATTCTGCTGAATCCACCTTAATAAACTTCGACTTAACGTGGTCTGCTAGATAATGCTTAAAGGTGGGTTTAAAGTATTTCATTTTACTCGCACTCTTTAATAGATTATATGAAATCATCAATTTTGTTTTCTCATCATATCTATTGTTACTTGCTAGACTGTATAATTCGTCCATTAACTTTGCTCTTAATTTAGGTGGTAAATAATGAAGATTAATTCCATAGAATCCACCTTCTGCAGCACCAACCATAAAGATTAAAGGGAATGTATCATAATAAGGTAATGTCTTTTTACCTTTTGGATCATATTTAAAATGATACATATGACCGACATCAACCTTATCAACCTTTTTATTCTCACGAAGCAAATCTTCAGGTTGTACTCTAGTTCTTCCAACCTTGCTTGCCTTAGTTCTAAACCACTCACGTGCGTTTTTAGTCCTAGCAGGGATATGTCCTTGCCTTACACCTTTTACTAATAAATCGTCGAATACTGTTGCCATTGATATATTTATAACGTTTTTACTTATACTTAAAGAGATCTTTCTCTGTTATCACTTTGAATGTCCACCCACGTTCTTGACAATAAGCAGTCGCAGCAACCCACTTTGCCTGATTAACACCCCAAGTCTTAACTTCGTTTAAGTATTTCTTTGTTACTCTACTCTTCTTTTTAGGTGGTTGAGATTGAGCAGCAGGTTTTATTTCAATAAGATATACACCACCCTTCCGATTCTTCATCCATATGTCAACAAAGTATCTGTGCTTCCTTCCATCAATCGGGGACACATAAGGCACTATGACTTCTTCACTGTTCCAAGAAACTACATCTGGATTCTTATCCATATACACAAATACTTGAAGTTCCCAACTAGATCTGTATTTAATTGTATTAACGTTTCCGTTATATTTTTGGGGGAATTTGGGGTTAAACTTTCCTTGATGGAATTTCATTCACTTGACGTTATAAATATACAATAATATCTATTTATTCTAAAAAATCACATGGGTCTGAATAATCTCAAACAATTAAAAAGTCAAGCATTCAATCAATTAGGAAAGGCAGGATTAAATAAATTTGGTCTGGGTGATAAATTAAATCTTAATTTTGATTCTAATGGATTCAAATCAATCTCAGGAAATTTTAATGAATTGATAAAAAAGAAACAACGTGGTCGTGCTGGTCAATCACCTTTAAGAGAATTATATGAAAGGGATTCTAAAGTTAAAAGACCAATAGTATTCCCTGAAGATATAGATGGTGAGAATTATATGATTTTTAATGTTATGGATCGGAAAAGACCAAGCAGAGACTCTGTTATTGAAGAAAGAGCAATGAAAAGCATAGTCCTACCAATTCCATCATCATTAAATAATCAACATAGTGTTGGATATAACAATGAAAACCTTGGTGCTATTGGTTGGATGGCATCTGGAAAGGGTCCATTCAGCAATGGTTCTGAAGTGGGGTCGGCGACGGATATCGCCGATCTGGTTGTTACTAAAGTTAAAAAATTAACTTCAGCATTTAATAAAATGGCTGTTGAAACAAAAGGGGAGAAATTGGCAGCAGACCAAACAACTGCTGGTGCAGCTGTGGGTGGTGCCACTTTAGCAGCAGCAAAGATTAAAGGTTTAGGTGCTGTTGCAGCACTCGGTGGTGCTATTGGTCTAGGTCAGATTGGTAAAGGTCTTGGTACGTCAGAAGGAATTGCGGTAAACCCACATACTGCTGTTCTATTTGATAATGTAAACTTCAGAGAGTTCCAATTCTCTTACAAATTTATAGCAAGGAACGAAAAAGAATCAGTAAGGATAACAAATATAATCGACACATTCAATTATTATATGCACCCAGATGTTAAATGGGGTGGTGGTTCTTTCTTCGAATATCCGGAGGAATGGGATATCGAATTTTCAACCCACTTAGCACCATCATTATTTAAAATTGGTAGATGCGCATTGAAGAATATTAATGTTAATTATAATGGTGAGAGCATCCCAATATTTTTTGAAGACACTGGAGCACCAGTATCAGTAGAAATATCATTAACATTCCAAGAGTTAGAAATTCAAACGAAACAAACTTTAGACATTGGATGGAATTCAAGAGATGAAGCAAAATCTGCAGCAGAAATTGGCGTTGCTGATGCTAGTTATCAAGGTGAACCAATACCTTATGTCCCTGATCCAGAATAAGGAAAAATTAATATGTCAAACTACTTCTCATACTTCCCCACAACTGAACACGATCTAACGAATAATGGTCAGAAGGTTAAACTAACAAACATACTTAGACGATTTAAAATTAAGTCTTCAGTTAAGTCTGGTATCAATGTTTATTTTGATTACGAAATTCAGTCAGGTGACAGACCCGATACTATTGCTGAGAAGTATTATGGTTCTCCAGCATATGCTTGGATTGTATTGCACTTTAATGATATAATTGATCCAGTATTTGAGTGGCCTCTGTTTGACCAAGACTTTGCCAATTATATGAAAGGTAAGTATAATAGCATCCCTTCTGCTCAAGCAACTGTGCACGAATACAGACAAATATTAAACCAATCAAAAGTATTAAACAACGGAACACGTATCCCTAAGAGATGGGTGGTCGTAGACTTAACAACTTATAGTACACTTGCTGCAGCAGATAAAGAACTCATTACAAAATATAATTATGAGGTAGAAAAAAATGATTTTAAAAGAAGAGTTAAAATATTAGATAGGAAATATCTTCAGCAAGTTGAAGATGAAGTTGAAGATATCTTAAGAAATGGAATCTAATGAGTAATAAGGGTTACAGATTCGCTGGTGATGTAGAGATAAAAAGTATAAATCTTGTACTGAGTGATGGAAGAAGTCTAGATATTTCTGATATGATATTAGAGGTTAATATTTACCAGAACATGTTCGAACATTATTTAAGAGGTAACTTTGTTGTTGAGGATGCACTTAATCTTAATAATATTATAAAGGGTAATAAAGAAGCAGGTATTGCTGGTGGTTTTAATGGTGGTGAATATATAATTATTTCTTATAGGGAAAGGACTGATCCAGGATATAAAGGAATCGCATACAAACAACACATGTTTGCTTTATATGAAACAAGCAATAGAAGAAGAATCAGCGAATTTAATGAGTCTTATATGTTGTCTGGAATTAGTGCTGAAGCATATCAAACTATTCCTCAAAAGATTAACAAAGCATATGGAAGAGGTAGTGGCAGTACAATATCCAAAATGATTAAGTCTATTGTTGATGAATATGTTTTGACAAATGATATAAAAACGATTTATCGTTCTGCCAGAATCAATAAGAGTCTTGATATTGATGAGACTTCTGGATTACACAAATATATTATCCCGTCATTGTCAATTGACGGAAGTATCAACTTTCTGGCAAATGAAGCAAACTCTATTGACCATTATCCATACTACATTTTCTTTGAGGATAGTAGTGGATTTAAGTTTAAGAATGTTCCTCAAATGATAGCAGATGCTCCTATTGATTTTACCTACACATACTTTATGTCTAATGTGGGTGAGAGCGATACTAAAGAGGGTGTTGTGCAGGATGACCAATATAAAATTATATCATATGATATATTGAAAGATGATAATATCTTATCAAATGTTAAGGGTGGTTTATTCAAAGCAAAGACTATTAATCTAGATATACTTAAAAAGAATAAGAAAGAAGTTATATTTGATTATAATAAAGAATCTGATAATTTTCAAACGGTTAGTGATGGTAAGTTTGCTGTAGAGGTTGTGGGTGATCCAGTTATCAATTTAATATCTTCTAGAACGGGTCACGACAACGATGTATTGTTTCAAAAAGAAACAGCATTACCAAAAAAGACAAACACAACCCTCAATAGAAAGTTGTCATATGGTAAACAATTATTTAATAAAATTATTCAAGTATCAATTCCAGGAAATTCATCAATCAACGTTGGTGGGTTAATCGATTTAGAATTCTTTATACATAATAATATAGGAACAGATAAAGGGAATCTAGATAAATCGTTATCAGGACAATACCTAATAACAAAAGTAAGACAAAAAATAACTAATGACGTATTTACCACAATATTAGAATGCGCAAGAACAACTAATTCATTATAAGGAGCATATTATGCCATTACCAGGATCGAACAGAAACCCAGTGTTTCTACAAGAAATAAAAGAACCAACTCACGAAACACCTGACCTTAACAGTATGACTAAGAAGCAGTTACAAGACTATGCTGAAGGTTTAGGTTTAGATTTAAGTAAAAAATTAAATAAGAATGCTTTATTGATGGAGATCGTAGGAGCACTTTAAATGCGTAACTTTATAGGTAGGAATGGATTCACTTGGTTCGTTGGTGTTGTTGAAGACCGTAACGATCCCATAGAACTTGGTCGTGTACGTGTTCGTTGTTTCGGATGGCACACTGACGACAAGGGTGCGATTCCTACTGATTCTCTCCCTTGGGCAGTAATGATTAATAGTATCGATTCTGCTTCAGTAAGTGGAGTTGGTAAATCCCCGACAGGTATTGTTGAGGGTAGTTGGGTGTTCGGATTCTTTATGGATGGTGACCGTGCTCAAGAACCTGCCATTATGGGTACTATCGCCAGTATGCCTTCTGACAAGTCCAACAGTGCGTTTGGTTTCAACGATCCTACCGAAAAATTCCCGAGATATACTAATGAGAGTGATGTAAACAAATTAGCACGTGGAGAGAACACAAGGACTCATACACCTGACACAGTTATCGGGGAACCTGCTGACCCATACAAAGCAAAGTATCCATACAACCATGTGTACGAATCAGAGTCTGGTCACACTAAAGAATATGATGATACTGAAGGTGCTGAACGTATTAAAGAAAGACATAAGACTGGAACGTTTTATGAGATACATCCAGATGGGACTAAAGTAGAACATATTGTTAAAGATAATTATGAGGTGATTGCTGGTAATGATAGTATCCACGTCAAAGGTGATGTAAAAATATTCATTGATAAAAATACAAATGTTACTATCGGTGGCAATTTAACTGCAGCAGTTGGTGGTAATATAAACGTTACTGCTGGTGGTAGTGCCACTGTTACAACTGGAAGTTCTATGACATTGAATAGTGGTGGAAATTTCTCTGCTAAAATTGGTGGGTCTTGCCAAATGATAAGTTCTGGTCCAATGCGATTTATAGCACCAACAATAGATATAAACTAATGCCAAATGCTTGCAGACATGGTGATGGATTATATACTGGTCACGGTTGTAGTCCGACTTCAACTGTTATTGCTACTCAAGGCAGAGTAAGAATTAATAAAAGACCTGCCGCAAGAATGAATGACCCAGTCGCACCACACACAATATTAGTTGGAATATATTGTGTTCCTCATAGTGCTAGAGTTAATAGAGGTTCTAGATCTGTTAGGATTAATGGAATACCTGCAGCAAGAGTTGGCGATTCGGCAGACTTTGGAGCAATGGCACAAGGTTCAACTAATGTCAGAATTGGTGGTTAAACACTTATAAATATATTAATAATAATTTTTAAATAATAGAAGGAAAATGAAATGAATAATCATGACAACATAGTAAACTTATTTGACACTTACAAAGCAGAGAATGAGAAGTTTGAAAACGGAAACAAATCTGCAGGTACACGTGCTCGCAAGGCACTATCTGAGATTACTAAGATTTGTAAAGAACGTAGAAAAGAAATACAAGAATCAAAAAATAATGCCTAATGCCTAAACAAGAAATATTCAGTGACTTAGATTTATCATTTATCGCACACCCGATTACGGGTAACGTGGGTAGAAAGACTAACAGAGAATCCGTAAGACAATCTGTTAAGTCATTAATCTTAACTGATTATTTCGAACGTCCATTTAAGTCAGACATTGGATGTAGTATTCGGTATTTCTTATTTGAATTGTTTACACCACCTGTTAAACAGCAGATGGAAAGGGCAATTAAAGAAGTAATTAAAAACTATGAACCTCGGGCAGATGTGTTCGAGGTTTTGGTAGAAGAAAGACCAGAAGTAAATGCATTGACAGTGTCAGTAGCATTTATGATATTAAACGATCCTGACCCAGTTATCCTGGATGTCATACTAGAAAGAGTTCGCTAGAATTATGGAAAATACTGGGTTTGTTTATATTTGGAGAGATAGAAAACATAATAGATACTATATTGGGTGTCATTGGGGATTTGAAGATGATGGTTATGTTTGTAGTTCAAGATGGATGAAATCTGCATATAAAAGAAGGCCTGAAGATTTTAAAAGAAAAATATTGAAATCAGAAATATCATCAAAAAAGATGATGATTGAAGAAGAAACTAAATGGTTGAGTTTAATACAACCAGACGAAATAAAAACTAAATATTACAACTTAGTAACACATCAATGGCATTGGTCTGGAAAGGATAATAGTTTAACCGTAAGAGAGAAAATAAGTAAGACTCAACAAGGAAGAACCCTCACTGAAGAGCACAAAGCAAATATTAAAAAATCTATGAAAGGTGTGATACAAAGAAGGGTTTGGACTAAAGAGCAAAAAACAGCAAAATCGGTTGAACAGACAGGAAGAAAGAGAACGGTTGAACACATAGAAAATTTAAAGGATTCCCTTAAAGGACTGAAACGAAAAATTGTTGAATGTACACACTGCGGGCAACTGGGTGGTGCGAATGGGATGTCAAGATGGCATTTCGATAACTGCAAATTAAAAGGAAATGAGTAATGGCAACTGCAAATACATACTTACAAGTAAGTGAACTCGACTTTGATGATATTAGAAAGAACCTAAAAAGTTATCTAAGCACACAAAATCAATTTAAAGATTATAATTTCGAGGGATCTGCTATGGCAGTTCTACTTGACGTTCTTGCTTACAATACACATTATAATGCATATTACTTAAATATGGTTGCTAATGAGATGTTCTTAGATACCGCACAACAAAGAGATTCAGTTGTATCAAGAGCAAAGGAACTGGGATATTTACCAGTATCAGCAATCGGTGCGAGTGCAAATGTTACAGTTGCATTTAGTGGCATTGCTAACACTGTGTCCCAATTCACTATTCCGAAGAACTCTAAGTTCTCAACTACGATTGATGATATAACTTATACCTACGTTACACCAGAAGCAAGTGTGGTTCTTAACTCTGCTAATACCTTTTCTAAAGCAATTACGATTAAAGAGGGAATTCCTTTAACTCATAAGTTCACAGTAAATACAAGCAATCCTATAAGATATATTTTACCAAATAATAATATTGATACTTCTAGTATTACGGTGAGTGTTCAGGAATCTTCATCTGATACAACCACGACTGAATTTACAAGAGCAACTAATATCAAACAAGTGTATTCTACTTCACCTGTATTCTTTTTAGAAGAGTCTGCCGATGAAAAATATGAAATTTTATTTGGTCAAGGTGCACTTGGTAAGTCGTTAAAAAATAATAACATTGTAATTGTAGACTACTTAGTATGTAATGCTAATAAAACAAACAGTGCTAATGTATTCTCAGTAGATAGTCTAAGCATCGGTGTTAGTTATACAAGTGCTGTTATTACAACTAATGTGGATTCGTTAGGTGGTAGATCTTCAGAGTCTATTGAGAGTATTAAGTTTAATGCTCCAAGAAACTACCAAACTCAAAACCGTGCTGTTGTTGACAATGACTACCAAAGAATTCTGATTGCTGAAAATGCTGACTTACAATCTGTTATTGCATTTGGTGGTGAAAAGGCAGTTCCTGCTGTATATGGTAAAGTTTATATTGCTGTTAAACCATATGGTGAAAACTACGCAACTAATACTAGAAAGTCTCAAATTAAAGATTCTATTTCTGATAGAACTCCATTAGGTATTGACCCAGTTATTATCAACGCAGACTATATCTATATTGTTCCTACAATCACAACGTATTATGATAAGACTTCTACAACTGTGTCTGCTTCTCAAATTGAATCAGATATAAGATCTGCTACTTTATCGTACTCAACAAATAATCTTGAGAGGTTTGGTAATAAGTTAAGATATTCTAAATTCATTCGTTCTTTAGATAATATCACAACTGGTTCAATTTTAAACAATGATGTGAGTATTAGTCTTGAGAAAAGGTTTATTCCAAATATCAATAAGTCTGAAAGATTGTTATTAAATTTTAATAATAAAATTAGAAAGGGAACATTAAGTTCTACAGAATTCACATATAAAAGTTTCCAAGCATATTTGGATGATGACAGTTTAGGTAATGTAAATATATACCGTTATGATGACGCAAAGGTTAAGACTAATATTATTACTAATGCTGGAACAATTGATTATGATACTGGTCAGGTTGAAGTTAATACCTTTGCACCAACTGCATTTTCAGACACTCAATTGAAAGTTTCAATGACACCAGATAGATTTGATGTAATCCCAGTAAGGGAACAAATTCTAATTATGGACTCAGAAAATGGTGGTGTCACGATTACGGGTGAAACTACTTAATGAGTGTACCAAATAAAATATCCACTC